AGTTGCTGCTGAACCTGTTGCAGTCGAACCTGAGCAGGAAATAATTCCTGAGCAGTGGGTCAAACCCGAAAGTGAATACACGCAAGTTGACTGGGCTGCGGTGAACGACCCTCCTGAACCAGGAGTGACAGACGTAGCTGCAACGCCAACAGGGGTGAACGTGGTGCGCAGAGGCTTTACGACTTTACAAATGGCGATTGCGTTCAGGAAATCGCTACGAGATCCCGACGAGTATTACATTGTCGAAGTGCGTGAGAGTGCAGGTATGGCGCTCGAAGGACCAATCCTTTGCCATTACGTGGCGCACAAAACGGAGGAACTATGAAAACTTTTTTTGCATTGTTACTGCTAAGTGGAAATGCCATTGCGCAAACAACCACCACTTACGTGAATCAGTATGGGCAACCTGTAGCGACAGTGCAACAAGTCGGCAATACAACATTCGTGAGTAACCAATACGGACAACTCGTGGGCAGCGCCACAACTGTTCCAATCCCAGCGCCTACTCCTGCTCCTGTTGCTAACGTCTTGCCTGTGCTACCAATTTTGCCGATGATTGGGGCGCCAAGATGATTGACTTTTTAGTAATGCTTATGTTCATTGTCGGGTGCGCAACCACTGTGGTGGCGTTGCTCGGTTTTGTGCTTTGGTTTTTGATCTGGCGAGGGACAAAGCGATGAGTGCATACGAGTTAGCAGACCAAGTTGAAAAGTGGGGCAACGACTTTGTTGCGCTCAGCCCGAAAGGTGGTGCTTGTGTTATTGAAGCTGCAAAAATGCTACGCCATCAAGCCAACTACATCGAACTCCTAGAAAAAGGGTTGGAGTCGAGCATAGAACTGAACAAAGCGCAAGCAATCCGAGTCAAGGAAGAGTTCGACTATGCTGAAAAATTGCTAAAGGAAAGGGAATGACCATGGCGGTTATTGAATCTCCCTTTTGGCACACTTTACAACGTGAAATTAAAAACAGGAAAGAAGATATGAAAGAACTAAGCCCATTAGCGAAACAATTGCTCGGTGGAAGTGGAGCAATCGACGTTTATACGCAAAAAGAATACGACGATGCATTGGCGATTGGTAAGGCAGAGATTATGAAAGTCGCCATCGACACAACTAAGACTGCAATCAAAATCGAGCGCAACGAGTGCGCCAAGATTGTGCGGGAATGGAAAGGTGAAATGGATTTGGAAGCCATTGCGAAAGCAATCGACGAAAGACTAGCCTCGCAGGTGACACAATGAGCGACGAATTCAAAACAATGAAAGAGCTCACTGACCGAGTTTTCAAAAGTGCCGAGGACGAGGAATTCGAGCGCATAGAGCGTGAGCAATCGTTGGGCTTACACAAACGTCCGCAAAGCGCTGAAGAGGCTTTTATGGCTTGGGTTGAACACTCGCACCATCCGCAGCATTTTCATATCGAGCGGAATGCTTTTATTGCTGGCTGGGATGCTGCTATGAAAAAGCGCTGGAGTGAACAGAATGACTGATGACGAAAAGAATTGGCTCGGTGTTTTCGCTGGATTGGCGATGCTTGGATTGCTGAATCGCTCCGAGGGTGCGGTCATGCCTGATGAACTTGTTGCTGATGCGTTTTGTTTAGGTAAATTGATGGCGACGGAACTCCGACGGATCTCCGACGGATCTTCCAATGAGTAAATACAAGGGTTCTAGCGAGATCGGTCGAAGCTCGGTCGGTGTCCATCGGTCGGTTGGAAGTCTGGGCGAGGGGGAGAGGAGCGAAGCGAACTCCTCTCCCCGAGATCCGTCGGTGCTACTTTCTCTAGGGAAGTCGAAAAACGACGGAGCTGGAAGTGATTGTTTTAAAAGGGAAATTTCGAATTTGAGTTGGAAGCTCCGTCGGTGCTTTTTCCGTCTCAAGAATGTGCAAGTTGTTGTTTTTATTGGAAACCATAATGGGAACTTATTGAGCTCGGTCGGTCACCGACGGACCACCGACGGATCTCGGAATAAAACGGAGGAAACAGATTGCGTCACAAGAAAATTGAGAAGACTTTTCATTATTCAGAATTGCAGGCATACTTCCACCAGATTCACAAATGTGGATTGTCATTGCTCGGATTGTCGGACAATGAAACTGAAAATTTGGAGAATGAAATGTCGGAAGCCAGACACAAGCAACATGGAGTCAAAGTTGGAAATGAAACGTATAAGTCCGTTGCAGCTGCATTTGTTGCGTTGAATTTACCGATGCACAAGCACCAATCGTTCCGCAAAAAACTCAAGGTCGAGAAAAAAGCAGAATTTGATGGGCATGTGTTTGAGATCGTGTAATTGCGCAACTTTTTCAAGTTTGCTTTTGCGCAAGTGTTAGCGCATAATTCGCTGAGTTGGATTATTTTCATAAGGGCAAAATAATGGCAGAGTCAGCGAATACGACTGTTATTGATGCACCGAAGCGCCGAGGTGGGCGCCAAAAAGGGCAAGTGGCGCTAAAGCGCCAAGCCAGAGAGCGCTTGCTCGGCAAACTCGACATGATGACTGTGACACCCTTGGAGGTTATGTACCTTACCATGAAAGATTTCTGGGACAAGGATGAAAAGATTGCCGCATGCGCCATCGCTCGGGACTTGGCGCCTTACATCCATCCGAAGCTGACAGCGATTCAACAACAGATCATCACGGACGATTCTGAAAAAGTTGCTGATGAGCGAGTCTTTGACAAGTTGCTAAATGCGCTTGAGATTGGCGTGACGATGCGCAATGAAATTTCGAATGGGCGCACCACTGGCAAAGTCATCGCCCAACAAACCACGCTTGTTGAAGAAGATTTGGAAGAATGAACCAAGTTGTCGATCCTGCTATCCTCGCTGGTGCACGTGCACAGTTCACGTTGTTGCCAGACGCAAAGAAGTTTGCGTATGAAAAGCGAATCGCATGGCTCAGTACCGCAAAGGCACATCAAGTGCCACCGAAAGACTTGTGGTGGTCAATTTGGCTTTTGCTCGCTGGTCGTGGTGCAGGTAAGACACGTGCCGCTGCGGAGTGGACTTGGTGGCAAGCGTGGACGCAAGAGCGGACGAGGTGGCTTGTCAGTGCACCAACTTCCGCAGACGTGCGTGACGTGTGCTTTGAAGGTGACTCGGGTTTAATGAATGTGTTGCCGATTGAAATTGTGCAAGACTACAAAAGTTCCTTAAGCGAGATAACGCTAACCAATGGCTCGATCATAAAGGGAATCCCTGCCTCTGAGCCTGGAAGATTCCGAGGTCCACAGTTTCACGGTGGTTGGCTCGACGAACTTGCTGCGTGGGATTACCTTGACGATTCGTGGGACATGATTCAATTCGGCATGCGACTCGGTCAACACCCACTTCTCATCTGCACCTCGACGCCAAAACCGAAACCGAAGATTATGGAGTTGGTGGACCGAGACGGTGATGACGTTGCGTACACGATCGCCTCCACATACGCCAATCGTGAAAACTTGGCGCCCAAGTTCTTTGAACAGATCGTGCAGTACGAAGGCACAAAGCTCGGTCGCCAAGAAATCTACGCAGAGATACTTGACCCAGAAGAGTCTGGCATCGTGAAGAGGGACTGGTTCCGATTGTGGGACTCGGAGAAACCACTGCCACAGTTTCAATACATTGTGCAATCGTACGACTGTGCAACTTCCGAGAAGACGCACAACGACCCAACGGCATGCACTGTGTGGGGAGTGTTCAAGCCCAACGACGACAAGCCTATGAGTGTGATGCTCATCGACTGCTGGACAGAATACTTGCAATATCCCGAGCTGCGTCCACGTGTCATCGAGGAAGCCAGCTCGATTTATGGCGACCCAGACGAGTTCGGTCACGGCAAGAAAGTTGACTTGATCCTCATCGAGGATAAGTCCGCAGGCATCTCGCTGATTCAGGATTTGCAACGCACAGGGTTGAATGTTCGTGCTTACAATCCTGGTAAAGCTGACAAGATGATGCGCTTAAATATTATTTCCCCTATAATTGCAAAAGGCAGAGTATACTTACCAGAATCTACAAAGAAGGCTGGGTGCGCAAGGGATTGGTGTGAACCGCTGATTAATCAAATCTGTTCATTCCCCGAAGTGCGCCACGACGACTTGGTGGACAGCACGTCGCAGGCATTGCGAATATTACGGGACATTGGATTCTTAACGATTGATTATGTACCAGACAACAGCGACCAATACGTCGACGAGACAAAACCGAAGAGGGTGAATCCGTATGCCGTCTAATCCGACTCCTGACGAAATGCGCTTGGCGCTTGCCCAGCAGAACCGAGTCGCAGTGCCGAATCGTCCTGGTCGGACAATGCCCGCAGATCAAGCCAAGTTAAGTTACGCATTCACCCACGGATTGGCGCCCATGCTCTATGGTGCTGCAAAAGGCACTGTGGCATCGATTCCTGGAGTCGTCGGCGACGTGAACGAGCTGTTGCGTGACTATGTCACGCCACGCTTACCAGCTGGTGTTCGTGATGTGTTGGGCAGAGCGCCAGCACCCTTCACCACCGAGCAATACGTCAACATGATGCCCAAGATGGGTGGCCACACAGAGAATGTGGCGACCAAGTTGGGTAGCAATGTGGTGGGCGCAATCGTCGACCCATTCGCTGTCGCTGGTGCGGTGAAGCGTGCGCCAGCAGTTGCTCGCTCGCTCGCCGAGACCGCCAACAACAAGATCTTGCAAGGCGAGTCGCTGATTCCTGGAGTGCCTGCGCAGTTCGTCAACCCACCAGTGCTAAGCGCTGTGAAGCCAAAAGGTGGCAATTGGATTCCTGATCGAGTTGAATATGCTACGAATTTTCTGAAACAAGAAATTCCCGAAATGCGAACAGACAAGCCAATGACTCAGTCTGCAGGTAATTACATCGACTACCACTACCCAGACATAAAAGACGGATACAATGCACATTTCCGTAGCACTGGTCAGCACCACATGAATTACGCTGAAGGTCAATGGGACTGGATGAAGCAAAACTACCCGAAAGAGTTCGCCGAGCTAACAGAAGGAAGAACGCCAGAGCACTACTTGAATAAGTGGATCGACAAAAAGTTGGGTAACTATGTCAAGAATGAAATGGGCTCACCGACAGACCCTCTGCGCTTGCTCGCTGACAAAGGTGTGACGACTATAAAAGGCATAACGGAAAATCCTTCTGTTCAATCACTCGACAAACTCTCTAGGAAATCAATTGAAGACTACCGAGAGTTTTTAGGTTTCCCAAGAGAAGGCTACGCACAAACTCCAGAAGGCAAGTCTTGGGAGCTTTTGACTGACAATGCCATTACGCCAACTTCAGCTAAAAGTTTCATGGATGATGTAAAGGCAGGTAGTGTGGTTCGACAACAAATTCTTCGAGACAATCCTTTTATAGAAGAGTTAGCAAAACGAGATCCTGTTATAAATCTTTACAATTTAGACAGTTCAACGATGCGTGATTTAGGATTCGACCACATCCGTGACGAACTATATAACGCAATCAGGAAAGACTCCGACCTGCCAGACAACTTACGTTTGAAGCCTGAAGCGCTAGACAAAGTCACATTGCCACAGGCAGTCGAGCGAGTTGCAAAGATCGACGCATTGCGAGCTGAGCAAATTGAAAAAGCTGCAGCGGAAAGTGTCAAAGACTTTCCACCGATAAAAGAAT